GTATCCTGGCCGGTCGGCCCTGAACCTTTTATGGTCCCCCACTGTAACCGCTTTCGTTTGAGTCACTTACGTCGACGACGTCGGCGGGTTTAGGGTCTCGGGGGATCTCACGATCGGCGCGGTTTGGATCTCGGCCGATCTTGCGACGAGCAGCGCGGACAAGCGCGATCATCTCGGCCAAGTGGTTCCGTTCCTCGAGCGGTATGTGTGCGAGCGTCGGGTACCTTTTACGGTGCAGGCGTTTTGAGCAGAGCGACGAGCAGAACACGGCGCCCTCGTATCCCTGAAATTGCCGTCCACAATTGGGGCAACAATGGAGCGGCCCATAGTCGCGCGCCGCTTTTTGTTGGCGGATATTCGAGGCGCGCAAACGTGCGGCGACACATGCCCGACAGAACCGGCCGCCAGCGGATCGGCGGTCGAGCGACGCGCCGCACGGGCATCGCCGCAGTAGTCGCGCGGTCTCGCGCGCGGCTTGTAGCAAGGCGCGATCGATCTCCCGCTGCGTACGCTCGGCCTGTACCCGTGCTGCGGTGCGCGCTCGGTGCCACGTACCAGCGCAGCGTTTTGAGCAGAAGCGGCGCGCGTCCTTGTGATTCTTTCGCCGCCAGAAGGGCGCCGCGCACGATTCGCAGTAGAACGTCGGCCTCACTTCGCCGCCTTGAGTGGTAGCACGTCGGCGGGCTCGGTGCTCTCAGGTAGGAGGCCGGCGGTTTTGGCGATATCGAGCGTTTGCTGTGGGCCGATCCCGGCTTGCCTGGCCGCGATCAGCATCATCGAGATCATGTTGTTCTGACTCGCGCGCCAACGGGTATAGCCGCCGACGGCGCCGATCGCGATCTGCACACGACGCAGACGATCGGGATCCTTGCCGCGATACGTGCCGAGAAATTCCTTGATCTCTTTTGCGCCGGCGAGGGCCGCCTCCTCGAGGGCCTCGTGTAGTTGTTCGCGGGTGTGTTTGCTCATGTGTTTATTCTCCCTTCATGGTTTTGAAGTGGTGACAGGTGCGACACAAGGCCTGGAGGTTGCCGCGATCCCAGAACCGCGCGAGGTGGCCGTCGTGCTTGACGACGTGATCGACGTCGAGGTCGAGCACGACGCGCCGGCACGACGCGCAGGTATACGCCGCCTCGACGAGGACGCGCGCGCGGAGGAGCTCCCACCGGCGCGTCGAGTAGAGCCGGCGGATCGCGGCGTTGCGGCGGTTGGCGTCGCGCTCGTGACGCGCCTCGAGGCGGCGGCCGGTCGGCGGGCGCATCGGCATCACGTCAGGCCTCGGGCCTCGGCGTACGCGCGGATAAATTCGGCCGCGACTTGCGGGACGATCGCATTACCCGCGCCGCGCAACGTGCCCACGCGGCCGGGTACCCCATGAGCCAAAGGGAGAAGGCCGGGTTCAGTTGGCCGGGTTTTGCCGTCTCGGCAGGGGAGCCAGAGAACGTCAGACCACGGACTAATCCGCCCATCAGCGGTTCGCCCTTCCGCTTCCCGCTGCGGCTCGTCTGTCCTCCAGCCATCGCGTTCGGTGTCGGCCATTCGCTGAGTGTCGCCTGCCGTCCAAGGAGCGCATTGATCGGCACATTCTGACAACTCTCGGCCGTCCCGTCCTTGTGATCCCGAACGGTCGGTGTCGCCCAACTCGTCATCTGCGCTTGTCCCGGCAGGGCCAGAAACGGCTTGCTGTGGTCCCCGTTCGGATAGGTGTAGCCGCGCCCCTTCGCGTCCCCGCTCGTTGGACTCTGCCACGAACCAGAGCCGGTTGCGGAGGTGGAAGGCGCCGACGCTTGCAGCCGGCAAACACGCCGCCCCGACGGCGTATCCACGTCCTTCCAGGTCATTCGCCACGCGATCGATCCAGGAATGGGCAACCGCCGCCGCAACTTGTTCGCCAACGATTGTTGCAGGTCGGCACTCGCGAATGAGCTCGAACCAGGCAGGCCAAAGGTCGCGCGGATCATGCCCGCCAGCACGGGCGCCGGCCGCCGAGAAGGGCTGACAGGGACAACTCCCGGTCCAGACGGCGCGATCGTCGGGCCAGCCGGCGAGTCGAAGCGCGTAGGACCAGCCGCCGATCCCGGCGAACCAGTGACATTGATCGAATCCTCGAACATCGGCAGGCGTGACGGTTTGTATGTCTCGGTCATCAACCTCGCCCTCGGCGATCAATCCTTCTGCGATCAACTCGCGCAACCAGGCCGCCGCAAACGGATCATGCTCGTTGTAGTAGGCGCTCACGGCGCCGTCGCGAGGCCGGGCCCGACGGCTCGCCGTATCCGCGGCGATCCCGCGTCCCAGAGGCCCGCCTCGCGAGCGGCGTTAGTTGGCGCGCCAGGTGCCATTGACGGACAACGTATTCAGCGCGGTATCCGTCGCCGTCGCCTCGCGAAAGAGCGAGCCATTGACGACGATCTGCGCCGACAGAAACGGCGCCGCAATCCCGATCGGATACGCGATCGGCGTCACGTCGAGCGAGAGAAAGATAATCGTTTGCGTCGTCGACGCCTCGACGATGTACGGCAGGCCGGTAATCACTTGCGTGAGGCCGTCGACGGGATTGCTGAACCGGATCCGCGCGCTCGAGGCGTTCCCGCTCACGCGAAACTCGATCGTATTGCTGCGCGGCGTCGGCGTCGGCGTCGGCGTCGGCGCGGGTTGCGGCGTCGGCGTCGGGGCGATCGGCGCCGGGTAGGTCGGCGGGTTGATCACGGTATCGCCGCAACTGGCCGCGAACAACGTCCCGACGACGACGAGCGCGAGCGTCAGACTCATGCGCATTACGTTACCCCTCACTTCGGTTCGGGCGGGATCGGTTGTGTGGCGATCAGGGCGAGGATCGCCTCGAGGATCGCGCCCGCGGCCGGCGTCGCCACAATGCCGATCGAGGCGTGTCGCTCGGCCGTCGTCGTCGACGTGACGCGGATCAGGTGCGTGACGTCGCGCGGCGGCGTCGCGCCGTCGGGCACGTAATACCAGGCCGCGATGTACTTTTGCAGGTCGGGGTTGTCGGCGAGGATCTCGTCCAGCTTCTGTTGAATGTCCATGCTGATCTCCTTCGGGGTTACGTGAACCTGCGGATCGCGGCCTTCGCCGCGCGCTTGCGTTCGGGTTTCGCGGCGTTCTGCCGTAGTTTGATGAGGAGCGATTGCGAGAGCGCGAGCGCCTGGGCGCGGACGCGCAAGGGCACGAGCCCGCGCGCCAGGGCGCGGAGTTCGCCGTCGGTGACGAGCAGCGAGCCGACGATCATCAGTAATCGCCCTCCTCGTCGAGCAGGCCGGCGCGATCCGTTTTCACGTCGCCCGGGATCGCCTCGGCCTCGGCCGCCGCGACGCGCCGCAGTTGCTCCTGGTTGCGCCCGACGGCGCGCTCGAGGATCCCGGTGATCGCCTCGAGTTGCGTCGAGACGTCGACGAGCGCGCGGACGATGTTCTCGAGGTCGGCGTTCGGCATTGGGATCAGGAGCTCGCCCGTCGCCGAGCGGAGCGCCGCATGGCAGGCCGTGCAGCGTTCGAGCCCCACGCCGTCGCGGTACGTGTCTAGCATCCGAGCACCTCGCGGATCTCGTCGAGGGTTTGCACGACGCGCGCCTGCCCGCGCCAGGTCGCGAGAAAGAGATCCTGCGCCGGCGTCGTCGCGCCCTCGGGCGTTTTTACCTCGAACAGAAAATTGTGGTGCCGAAACCCGACGAGCAAATCCGGCAGGCCGGGCGCGCTCAGGATCGTCACGCTGGCGCCGAGTTTGCGCACGGCCTCGACGAGCGCGGCCTGGTTCGCGTCCTTGCGCGCGTCGCGTCTCACGATTCGGCCTTCTCGGGCTCGGCGGTCTCGAGCTCGGCGCAGCGGTCGATCGACGCCTGGATCTCGCGCGCGACCATTTCGAGCGCCTTCTGGCGGTCGGCGTCCCGTTGCGTCGTGATCAGGTAATCCGCCGGCGGCATCGTCGGCATACGCTCGGCCGCCTCGAGGGCGCCGACGTTGCGGAGAATTTGCCGGGCCTCGCCGCGGCTCGGCGGCCGTTCCCATGTATCGACGACGAACGTCACAACGGCCGGCGGCGCAGTTTTATAGTCCTTCCAGACGAGTGAGATAGCCCGCGCGAGTTTTTCGCTGTTGTAGTAGAGCTTTTCGCGCGCGCAGCGGGTTTTGAGCGCCTCCGTAAAATCCGAGAGCGTCTGGTACTGCTCGCCGGTCTCGAGCACCTCGCGCGCCAGGCGCAGATAATGACGCACGTATTCGTGCGGCGCCTCGGTCTGGTGCTTGGCCTCGTGACAGGCGACGCAGAGGACGGCGAGATCCTGATCCCATTCTCGGCCGAGGCGCTCGTACGTTTTGTGATGCACTTGCAGGTTGCGCCGGGATCCGCACTCGGTACACTTCCAGCCGGCCGCGCGCAGGCGCGCATTTCGGCGATCTCGCCAGGCTTTTGAGGCGAGATATTCGAAATAATTAACGGGCGCGGCGTCTGCGCCGGTACTAATTCGTGGATAAAAATCCATACCAGGGCATAAGAACAGACGATGGATCCAGCTTGTTGCTGTACAGACAGAGACAGAGACAGAGACAGAGGCTATTGCTTGAGTAATGCTTAAGCATCTGCATGAGCACCGTTCCAGCGGGCCCGCGCCGCTTTACTGCCCCGCTCGGAGGCCCGCGCCGATCGCGCCTGGGCCTCGGCATACACCTCGCGTTGCGTGTCGTTTACGAGGACGCCGCCCTCGCGCCGCCAGAATTTTTTGACGAGCGGCCAGGAGCGGCGCCACTCGGGCACGGTCGCGCCGATCGCCCGGCGGATCGCCTCGTGATCGTTCGGTAATTGCGCGCCGCGGCGCCAGGCTTGCGTCAGCATTTCGCGATACATCCCGCGCGCCTCCATTGGGAGCAAAAACCCGCGCGATCCAATCCAGCGATCCGCCCAAAACCATTCCGCTAACAGCCGCTCGGGCATCAGGATCACTTACGTTCGATCTATCGCCATGAGTTCGTTCGGAAATAACCCGACGAGATCGTCAGGTACGACGGCGCCGGCGATCATCACGCGATGTTCGATCACGGACGACCGATAGCCGCGCAATCGACAGGCGATCTCAATGATGTGTGGTAGCGCGCGGCCTAAGTTGATCGCGTAAATATCAACGATCCCTGCGACGGTTCGTGCCTCGATATCTGGAACAGCGGCGAGTAATTGCCGCTTGAGCTCGAGCCGGATTTCGTCGGTCATTACTGCTAGAAATTCATCCTCGGCGTCGGCGTTTGTCGAGACAGCGACGAGTAACCCGTCGGCGTTCGCATGTAGTCGGACATTTGCTGGCACTAGCCCTCCTCTGTTTGTTTCACGGTTGATCCTCGAGGCGCTCGCGCAGGATCCGCAGACACTCGACGCACGTCGGCCGCGGCGACTCGTCGCTCACATGGATCAGGACGCCGCAGATCGCCCGGCGCAGGCGATAGCCTTTCTCGTCCCAATCGGTCGCATGGGTGATCGGCGCCGGCGTCCTCGTTCTACTCGTCACAGGCGCCGCCTTCAGAAAGGGATCTCGTCCGCCGTCGGCGGCGGCGTCGGCGCGGGCTCGTCGACCTCGAGCGCGGTGAGGTCGGTGCCCCACTGCGTCGGCTTCGTCTCGGGCCGGACGGGCGTCCGATCCCGTTGGTGCACCTTCGCCGACGAGGCGAGCCATTCGTTGATCGTGGTGACGACCTCGCCCGTACTGAGGGTGATGCTGTAGCGCGTCACCTTCGGGTTTTTCGTCGGCGCCTCGGTGACGTCGGTGATCCGCACATAGCCCGGTTTCAGGTCGGGCTCGGGTTCGGCGAGCGTCACGGCCTCGACGATCGGCTCGGTCGTCCTGGGCCCGAGGGCCTCGGCCGGCAGGCCCGACATTTCGCTCTCGTCGAGCATCCCCAGGCCGCAGATCGCGAGCGTCGCGCGCCGCTTGGCCTTCGTCTCGGCCTTCATCATCGCGTTCGCCCGGGCCTCGCCGCGCAGGCCGGCGATCGGCACGGCGCCGAGGTTTTCATCGGTGCGCCCGGTCGGGAGCGTCGCGCGCGCGGTGACGACGTAACAGTCCTCGACGACTTCGCGGCCGACGATCGTGATACTCACCGAGTGCAGTTGTCGGAGTTGCTCGGTCGCCTCGCGCCGGGCGTAGAGGATCTCTTTGCCGCTGAGCACGAGGTATTGAAAGGGTTGGGTGAGCGGGTTCAGGCCGACGGACTCACAGACGGCGCGGTAATAGCTCACCTTCTGCGCCTCTGATAGCTGCTTCAGGTCGCCGTGCAGGATCACGCGGGCGACGGTCGCGGCGTCAATGGTTGGGGCGTCGGGCGCCTTGGGCGCGAGGGCGGTCTCGGGCATGGGTTACTCCTCTCGACGTGTACCGCGGGTATAGATCGCGGTTTTGATCCAGCGTTCGGAGACGGGCCCGACGGCCGCGGCGAGCTCGCGGCGCCGGCGCACCTCGCGCGCGACGGCCCAGAGGCGCCAGCGGATCCGCACGAGGCGCCAGAAGGCCCGCGCCCTCATCGCGTCCCTCGCTTGCGTCCGAAGGTCGGTTCATACAGCGGCTCGCCCGCGAGGTACTTGCGGACGATCACGCCCGAGAACAACGGGCGCCCGATTTGGGGCGTCGCCCGAAAGGCGTCGAATTCGCCGGCGCCGAGGTGGGTATTGAACGTCGGCCGGCTCATCCGAAAGATCGCGGCCATTTCGTCGGCCGTGAGGAGCTCGCCCCGCTCGACGCGCGCGAGCGCCGCCTGGCGGGAGGCCTCGAGCGCCTCGTCGACGGCCGGCTCAGGGATCACGCGACGGCCCCTTTTTGCCGGGCCGCGGCCAGGGTGAACGAGTCGAGCGGAATGTCGGCGTAGTCGGCCAGGCGGATCGCGAGCTCCGGCCGCGGGACGGTCTTACCGGCGAGGATCCGCGAGATATGGGCCTGACTGATCCCCAGGGCCTCGGCGATCGCGTCCTGGGTGTCGCCCGTGCGCCGGATGTAGGTTTGCAGGTCGGGATATTTCGGCAGGCGTCGACGCTTCATAGCGCATATGGATATACACTTTCAGAAAGCGCCGTGTCAACTGCTAGGCGTAAATATACGTTAGGTGTATACTGCTTGTATGTTCATGCCCGACGCGCCCATTCTGATACCCGTGCCCCAGACCCTTGATCAGCAGGCCCGCGAGCGGATCCGCCAGTGGATCGCGACGACGGGCGTCACCCAGGCCGAGCTCGGCGCCCGCATCGGCCGCAACCAGGCCTGGATGAGTCGCTACCTGAAGGGCGAATTCGACGCCGACTTGACGACGCTCGACCGCATGGCCCAGATGTTCGGCTTTACCCTCGTCGGGTTGCTGAACCTCCCGAGCGATCCGTTCGAGGCGCGCCTCATCGAGGAGGTGCGCGCCCTCCCGCCTAAGACTCGCCAGACGCTTCTGGAGATGTTGACAAGCCTTCGTCAGACGCAGCAGCGCAAGCGCCGGCCGCCTCGATCATAAACTCCTCGAGGCGATCGCGCAGGTCGGGATCCAGTGAACGAAACAGCGCGAGCAGGCGCCGCTCTTGGTGGGTGAGCTCCGGGCAATCGATCGACGTCAGCATATGTAACCTCGCGACGACGACGGGCGACAATACGAAAAAAGCATACTAACCCAAAACGCATAGAGCAAATATATGAAATCGCCTACAGTTGAGTTACCCCTCCCGGTGAACATCTACCGCGCCGGATCCGGGTATGAGGGCAAGGTGAAGATCGGCACGGGCGCGAGCGCGTTGCACGAGAACAAGTACTGGACGGTGCGCGACGACGCCGCGATGGTGCGATGGGTGAACGAGGCGCGCGCGCGGTTGCAGAAAGAGCGCGCCAAGAATCCGACGCCGAGCGCGGGCACACTCGCCGCGGGTTTTCAGAAGTACCTCGAGCTCGCGAACCTCACGCCGGCGACGCTGAAGGTCCGCACGTCTCAGCTTGCGTACTGGTGCGCGCAACCGGCCGCGCTCGGCGCGCCCGTCGTGACGCCCGAGCAGTATCAGGCCGGCCGGCGCGATCCCGGTCGGACGCTCGGCGACGTCGCGCTCGTGCGCGTCGGTAAGTCGGTGTCCCTCCCGCCGGCCGTCCTCGATCGGATCCGCAAGGTGCTCGACGTCGCCTTTGCGCCGACGGATCGCGACGCCGATCCCACCGAGTACGGGAACACGTCGAACCATTACCGCCAGGCGCTCTATCAGGTGTTTCGGATCCTGAACCGGAATGATCCGTTTGCGCCGCGTAACCCGATCGCCCTCATCGAGACGCGGGCGCGGGCCGACGCGAAACCCTCGGGCCTCGATATGCGGATCGTGCGCGAAATTCTGAAGCACGTCCCGTCTCGGTTCGGCCATCACGACGGCCTCGGCGAGCGGCGCCTGGCCGTGCTCGCCTGGGTGAACATCACGCCGAAACAACTCTCGCAACTGGATCCGGCGACGGCGTTCCGCGACGTGCCCGACGCGACGCGCGAGGAGCTCGCCGCCGGCGTCGTGACGCTCACCAAACCGCCGCGCCATAAGGGCCGGGCCAAGGTGATCCCGGCGCCCGAGACGATCCCGCTCACGCCGTACGGCGTCGAGGCCCTGCGCGCGTACGCCGCGAACCCTCCCGAGCTACGGAAGTTTTCCGTGTCGGCGCTCAATAAACAATTCAAACGGGCCGCCGCGCAGGCGCAGGCCGCGCTCGCCGCCGCCGGCGTCGCGGTTGATCTATCCTCGGCGACGGTGTACCACCTGAAGCACTCGCTCGCCTCGGCCATGACGCAGGCGACGGCGGGCCTATTCGATCGGCAGGGCCAGATCGTGATCGCGCCGGCCGTCGTGAAGGCGAACGATCATCGGTCGGCGCGAACCACGAAAATTTACACGGCGGCGGCCGTCGCGCCGATCCTGCGCGAGGCGAACGAGGCGTTTACGGCCTGGCTCGATCGCCGCCTGGCCGAACCCTTGACGCCGCCGGCGGCCCCGCTCAAGATCGTGCGGCGCAAGTGACAGCCGACTACGTCATTTGGTCGTACGAGCATCGCGCTTGGTGGCGGCCGGGCGGCTGGGGCTATACGTTGGAGCTCGCCGAGGCCGGCCGCTACTCGAAGGCCGAGGCCGATCGGATCGTCGCCGACGCAAACATCGTGAGCGTGAACGAGATCGCCATGCTGGCGAGCGAGGCCGAGGCCGGCGGCGCCGGCGCCTTGTACCGATCGCTCTCAACCGACGAGCTAGTCAGATTGCGGGCCGCCTTCATGCTCGATCAAACGAGCGAGGATCTCGACGAGGACGGCCGATCCTTCATCACGGGCCGCTTGATTCTGATCGCGGCCGAGCTCGTCGGCCGGAAGGCGCGCCGGTAATGGGCCGGCGCGTCGATCCGGGCCGGTTCTACCGTTACACCCCGGGCGGGCTCGAGCCCTCGGCGCCCGGCCGGCCCGACGCCTGGATCTGCCGGCGCCTCGAGGACTATCCAGACGGCCAGGCGCCCGCGGGCGCGGCCGTCGCCGCCTGCGATCGCTGCGGCGCCGCGCTCGCCTACAATCCCGCCAGGGCGCCCCAGGTGCCCGCCTCGACGCCGCGCGTCTGTATGCAGTGCGCGCGGATCGAGCCCCTCCCGATCGACGCCTAACCCCTCGAACCTATGGCCTCGTGCACCGAGCCCGAGGCCTCGTTTCGCGTCGGGTATGGCCTCGTGCGTCAATCGCACGAGGTCTTAGGTTCGATGAAATCCCCCAGGCCGGCGCGCCTGTGGCCTCGTGCGTCTCGAACCTACCCTCGAAGGTTCGAGCAAAAAACACTCGAAAACATTCAATAAAAACCGCGAAGTTTTCACGGCCCAAGGTTCGAGGAAACCGCCGAAAACCGGCAGAATTCGCGGATTTATTGAGGGTTTCGGCGGATCACGGCGTCACTAGACGCGGGTTTCACACGCTTGAGTCGTAAGACAGAAGGCGTTATTTCGCAGGTGGTTACAGATTGCTCGAACCGTGCACGAACCGGATCGAGCGTTGGGACGCTTAGCTCAGTTGGTTAGAGCGCCTCGTTCACACCGAGGAGGTCGGCGGTTCGAGTCCGTCAGCGTCCATACCATTCCCACAGCACGAACAGCGCGGCGGCGAGCTCGAGGACGGCGAGCAGGACGAGCGCCGACGTGAGGCGCTTACGCCCGCGCGGTCGTCGCGCCTGGGGCATCGTCGCGCGCCCGGGCGCCCTTACAACGGGAGGATGAGCGCGGCGAGCCAACACGCCAGGCCGGCCGCGATCAGGTTCAGCCGCGGCGACGGCACGCCGAGCGCCGCGAACACCTCGAGCAAAAACGCCGCGATCATCAGCACGATCTTGAGCGTCGTCATACTCTCCCCCTTTGTTGGTCACACCCCGCCGACGGTGGGCACGTTCCCATACTGCGCCGCGAATTCTTCGGCGGTCAGCACGGCGACCAGGCGATCGGGCACGGCGGCGTCCCAGACGAGTACGTCGGTCTCGACAATGACGCGCCCCGGGCCGGGATCGACGTGCACGTGTGGCGCGGGCCAGGCGCCGCAGGGACAGAACACGGCCTGCGGCGGATCCGCCGCGGGATCGTAGGCGGCCGCGAGCACTTTGCGCGGGCGTTCGGTGTACTGTTTTTTGTCGGGTGCCGCCATGCCCCTCCCCCTTTACCCGGTGATCTTGCGCACCGTCCATTTGTAGACCACCTGGCCGCCGGCGGCGACGCCGCTATGTTGGAGCGCCAGCGAGAAGGCGCCCGGCCACGAGGTAATCGTTTGAATCGACACAAACACGGCGCCCGGATTCGCGCCCCCGACGGTCAGCACAAAGATCGCCCCGTCGCTCGTCATATAGCGCCGCAAGGTGATCCGGCAGGCGGTATACCCCGCCGCCGGCGCGTTGCCCATCGAGGAGAGTGTCGCGAGGTTGTAATCGGTCGACGCCTGTTGCCATAGCAAAAAGACATTCGTACTACTGATCGGAAAGGTCGCCTCGACCTCGATCTCGAGGGTGTCGTACTGTCCCACGGTCCCGGCCGGAAAGGCGGCCGACACAAACGTAAACGCGCCGACGTGCGCATCGACGCCGCTCGCATGGGTGAGGACGGTCGCCACGGGCGCCGGGCCGATCGCCGTGTCGACGGGATCGAGGATCACGTCCTTGATCGCTTGTTTGTTCCAGGGCGAGCCGAGGGTGTTCGATCCGTCGTCGTCGACGAGGGCGTTAAAGGGCGCGCGGTTGATCGCCATAGGCTAGTATTCTCCCGTCGCCGGTGGCGGCGCCGTGTTACTGATCTGTCTGAGCAGATCCTCGAATGTAAACAGTTGCGACGAGCTCGAGGCGTCGTACACGGGCGGCGCGAGGCCGCGCGGATTGAACGTGCGGATCGTGACGTCCTGGAGGCGAAACGTCCCGACGATATCGGTCGGCGCCGGGAGGTTGACGTCGACGAGCGCGCCCGATCGCGTATTCGGATCGCGCGATCGGTGCGTAAAGGTTTCCAGGACCGATCGGTGGGCGACGAGCAAGGCCTGGCCGCGGGCGCTCGCCTCGGTCAGCGAGATCCGCCCGTCCTGTAAGAGTGACTCGCGGATCCCCGTGCCGCCGACGAGCGCCGCGAGCGTCTGTTGCGCCGTCTGATCATCCATGATCGCGACGAGGTTCACCTGATCGCCCTGCCGAATGTCATACACGATCCCCGTGACGCCCGTGAGGGAGGGCGCCATCGTGATCGCCATCCCCCAGGAGACGGACTGCACGAGCGCGCCGGCGCCGCTCGCGGGAATCCCGATCAGTGAATTGCTCGAGACCCCGGTGAACCGGATCACTTGTTGCCCGATCACGGCGAACCCGCCGGCCGCGGGAAACGGGCCGACACTCGTCACAAGGATCGACGTCGAGCCCGCCAGCACTTGCTTTGTTTGTTGCACGATCCCCGCGGTATCGACGGTGGGCGCGTTCGCGCCGAGGGCCCCGTCGGCGGTGTTGTCGTAGGAGGCGAGCGCGGTGGTGGTGTTGTCCGCGATCGTCGTGTGCAGTTTGAGTTGTCCCGCACTGGCGGCCGTCCGGTAGACCTTGCGCGCCGTGACGCCGGTCGGCCCCACGGCGATCCCCGCGACAGCCGTCCGATACAGATTGTTGCCCGCGCCGGGAACACCCACGTTATCGGAGTTGTAGATCATTCCCCTCAGCACGTAATCGCCTTGGCCCCAGGTGTGGAGGCCGTTGTTCAGCCACGGCCCGCCGTTTTTCCGCCAGTAGACCCGCGCAAATTTTGCCGGCGGACCGATGGTGCCTGACGCGATGTAGTTGATCGCGGCGGCCGTGTTATTCGAATTGAAGTTCCAGCGTGGGACCACGAGCCCCGTTTGCCCGATGACGAGATTGCTGACGCCCTGCGTGAACGCCGTGTCGTACGCGAATTGCACCGCGATATCTACCACGTCACCCACCGCCAATGGGGCAGAGGACGGCGTCGTGGACAAATCCGGCGTCATCGTCGGGCCAGAGGTCGGATCGTTTTGGGGTGCTAAGACGACCGCCCCGATCGGGCTCGGGAGCGTTTCGCCGCTCGCCGTGAGCCAGGTGTAAGCGTATTGGTAGTAGCCGAGGCCAAGGGCGCTCGTGCCGGCGCCGAGCGCGGCCGTCGGTGCCGTACTCGGCGCCGTGCCCGATCCGACATACGCGCCCGTGCCGCCCGCCGTGATCCCGGTGTAGGCGATCCGTTGCGGGCCCGAGCGGACAAACCCGCCGCCCGCGGCGTACCACGCGATCACGTCGACGGGTAAGATCGTGCTCCCGGCCAGGACGGCCGTGAGCGCGTTCCCACCGCCGCCCTCGACGATCGCGCGCGTCACGATCTGCGTTAAATCGCGCACGTACGAGACATTCGAGAGCGACTGGTGCGCCGCGTTCAGCGGCGCCGGCGTGATCACCGGCGGCGCGAGGGCGAGGTACACGCGGCTCGCGTAGTCGCACAACGTGTACCCGCCGATCCGCGTCGCGAGTTGCACGAAGGCGTCCATGATCGTCGTGTTCGTAAAACTGATCTCTTGCAGCACCGGCAGGTCCGGTTGAATTTGCCCGGTAAACCCGGCCGGCGCCCGCGTGAGGAGATCGGCCGCGATCGCGGACGCCGATTGGTTCGTATATTTCGCAGACACGATCACGGCATTGAGCAACCAGGTCGGATCGGTCGCTTCGATGTTGTAGAGCACATGGCGCGGATTATCGGCGCCCCAGATACGCGTCACGCGGAGGATCGTGCCGACGAAGATCGGCGGCGCGTTTTTCGTCCCGAGCGCGACGCGCACGATCTGGCCCTCGATCGGCTTTAGGCCGCGCACGGTCGCGATCAAGGTGTTCGGGACGTCGTTCAGCCGGTCGGCGATCGTGAGCGAGTCGACGAGACAATCCTGGCCGCTTGCCGTCCAGGCGCCGCCGATCTGAATCCAGATCCGATAGCTCGCGAGATAGTTCAGGCGGAAGGCGTTCAGCCGGTTGCCGAGCAGACACGGCGCCGGGTAGGCGCTCATACGAGGGTGCCCGGCCGGGTGACGCGCGCCATCACGGCCTGGCCGACGAGGCGGGCGAGCTGATCGAGCGCCGCGGGATCGTTCATGATCGGATAGTTGACCGTCATCGCGACAGCGACGCCGCCGGCGCCGGGCGCGGTCGGACTGATCGTGCCCGAGACGCCGGGCGTAAAGAGCTCGGGCCCGCGCTCGCCCACGACGTACGCGCCGCCGGCCGTGACGGGCCCGCCGGCCGCTCGGAAATTGCCGCCGGAGATCGCATTGAGTTGCGTCGGTGAGCGCCCGATAATCTGCGCGCCCTGGCCCATGGCAATCGCGATCGCCTCGCCGAGGGTGTACCCCTTACTCATCCAGGAGAGGATCTCCGGGCTCGTGTTCGCGCTCGTGACGGCGCCGAGCGTCCCGCCGCCGAATGATTGATTCGCGCGATCCGTCGCGGTTTGTTGGGCCGTTTTCCCCGTCGTGGCGGTGCTTTGTACCTTGAGCATCGACGCGATCAGTTCATCATTCGCCTTCGCGATCGCGTTCGCTTCGGCGGTATAGTCCTCGCTCGCCGCCGTCAATTCTTTGATCGGCGGAATCGCCGCCGCCGCCGCGGCCATGAGCGCCGCGAATTGTGACGATTGCGCGCTCGTCAGTTGCCCCATTTTCCCGAGCGCCTCGATCCCGCCCCGCATCGCCGCCTGGAGCTCGACGAGTTGCTCGTTTGAGAGTTTGTCGAGCGATCCGCCGAGCGCGCCGATCGCGTCGGTCCAATTCGTCGCCGTCTCGAGGGCATCCTTGCCGAGGACTTGATCGACGACTTTCCCGACGTCGGCCCAATGCGCCGCGATCGCCTTCGCGTCTTTTTCCGCCGCCTCGGCCGCCGCGCGTGACGCCGCGGTTGCCGCGGCCAATGACGCCGCGACGGCTTTCACTTGCGTATCGGTGAGCTCGTACGCTTTCGCGAGCGCGCCCTGCGAGACGCCGGCGGCCAGGTAGTACTTGACGGCCTCGACGGTTTCCCCGTCGATCGTCTCGAGCGTCCCCTGCCAGCCTTTGCCGGCCGAGTTGACTTCGACCATCGCGGCGGCCCAATCGTTGTGTGCCTTCGCGTCGGCCTTCGCCGCGGCCTGGTGCTCTTTGGCCCATTGCGTATTCAGTTGGAGCGCCTGCGCCGCGCTCGTCGCATGGATCTTGGTGCGCTGAAAGGCGAGCGCGATTGAATCTTGCACGGCGCCGGCTTCTTGCGCGCGGAGTCCGGTATTAAATAAATGGTCCGCAAAGGTGACGATCGCTTGGTCCGCGCCCGTGATCCCGGCGATCCAGCGACCGAAATTCCAGCCCGCCAGCGCGGCGCCGGCGACGAGCCCGGCCGATCCGAGCAGGCCGATCTCGCTCGCGCTCTTGCCGGCGGCGTTCCCGATATCCTCGATCGCCTTGATCTGCGGGCCGATATGGATCCCGACGGCGTTCAGGGCGCCGTCGAATTTATGATAGGACTCGGCGAGCGACGAGGCCCGCGGCCCGGCCGTCGTCGTCGCCTTCTCGAGACTCGTGATCTGCGCCGTCGTCGTCGTCGCCGTCGTGCCGAGCGACTTCAGATCCTCATTGGCGCCCTTCGTCGCGCTCGAGAATTGCGAAAAATCGGCCTCAAACTTTCCCGTAATCGGCATCGGTTAGGCCTCGGCCTGCGCTTGTTCCTTCAGCAATTCGTCGACGAGGATCGCGTACACGTCAGCGTCGAGATCCGTTACCCATTCGTACCGCCAGCCACAGCGGCGAGCAATGGCGAGATCGGCGACGACGCGCTCGGCCCATCCGTTTTTTTTTGCGCCTCGCGCTCGGCGCGCATCGCGTCCTCGTGCGCCTCGATCGCCAGGCGGATCTCGGCGAAGGCGTCGCCGTCGAGGTTGTCGACGATCGCCTCGAGCTCGGCCTGGCCGATCCCCTGGATCTCGACGCGGTGCCCGGCGTCGTCGGTGAGCGTCCAGTCGAGGAGGTACGCCGTAATCGTCGCCAGGCCGGCGCGGGTGAGGCGCGGGATCAGCTTGACGCCGCCGGTCGTCGGATCCTCGACTTGCTCGGTCCAGCGTTCGGTGCGGGCCCGGGCCTCGCCCGCGCTCAGGCGCCGGCGGATCGTGAGGGTATCGCCGCCGCTCAGGGCGATCGTCGTGGTTTCCGGTCGGACGAAACGCGACATTTTAGGACTCCGGCGGCCCGAGTTGGCCCGCGAGCGAGGTACCGGTGAGGGTGACGCCGAGGATCGGCCAGCAAAAATGCCCGCCGATCCGCGGCGCCGTGAATTTGAGATCGGCCTGGCGCAGCGAAAACGGATCCGCCCGCGTCACCGTCCCGCGCAGCGTCCAGGCGCCGCCTGGCGTCCGGTAGGCCGTCCACTCGCGCAGGACGGCCGCCGTCCGATAGCCCCAGACGATCGTCGCCTCGCCGCCGCGCAGCGTGACGTCGCCTTGGAACATCTACGCCGGCCCGGCGGCCCAGGCCGTGCCCGTCCAGTGCGCCTTGCTGCCGTCGGCGAGCACGACGAATTGGCCGACCGTCCAGGCCGTCGCCGGATTCGCGACGACGGTCGCGAGCGCGGCGAGGTTCGCCGGCGGCGTCGCGCCCGCCGGGGTATACGAGCCGTTCCCGGTGCCCGGCCCGGCGCCCGTCGCGACCACCTGGCCCGGAACCGACCACGATCCGGCCGCCTTGAAATCGCCCGACACTTTCGGCGCGTTCATGCTGCAATCGATATCGGCGCCCATGTACGCGGGCCCCTGCCAAAAGAACGCGGACTCGTTCGCGTTCGGCATCAGTTGCAAGGTGCCCGGCGTCGGACTCATCGCCGCTTTGAACAGCGCGAGCTCGCTCGAGTTCCAGAACCCGGCGAACGTGCCCGAGATATCCATGAGGCCCGGGATATAGACCTTGTTCGTATCCCCGAAACAGGAGACGTCCTCGAAATCGGTCTTAAACGAGCCCTTCCACGAGTTGATCGAGATGATCTGGACGAGCGCGGACCCGCCGAGCGGATCCCACGACACCTTTCCATAGCGGCCGGTTTTGATGCTCATAAGTTCCTCGCCTCGTGTTAGGTGATAGCTGCGTGTACGCGATATTCGCCGCCGCGGTGCAACCAGCGGAGCGAGGGATCGACGGGATCGACGTCGGTCTCATGGATCGGCCGTTCGCGGCGCGCCCGGACGTCGGCGTACCCCGCGACGGTGAGCGCGGCGTCCTCGAGCACGGCGTCGATCCGCGCCGCCGCGCCTTTGCTATCGCCGCCGGCCGTCGAGAGCATTTTCGCGACGACGGTATAGAGCTTGTCCTCGAAGGCGCGGCCGGCGTCGTACGTCGCCGAGTCGATCGCGTCGGCCAGGGCGACGATCACAAACCGTTGCGCGTTCGGCGGCGCCTCGGCGAAGTACACGCCGTCGGGCGCGAGCGCCTGGAGCGTCGCGTCGTTGTTCAGCAGCGTCACGATCGCGGCCTCGATCGCCGAGCTCTCAGGCTTGGGCATCGCCGCTCACCTTCAGCCCGCGCTCCTCGAGCAGCCGCTTGAGGAGCTCGTTCATATCGCGCAGGTATCGCTCGCGGATCGGGATAAACGTGGGCCGCGCCGGCGTCGTCCCATGCCGGCCGCGGCGCCGGCCGCTCTCGTAGGCGTACGCATACGGCGACGTATTGAGCACCCAGACGCGCAGGCCGAGCGGGAGGGCCTTCTCGCGCACGATCACGCCGTCGCGCAGGTGCGCCGGCCAGCCCTTCGCCGCGTAGGCCTTGTGCGTCACGTCGTCGCGATAGGGGTAGGCGGCCTTGATCGCCTTCGCCGCTTGCTCGGCCGATTCGCGCGCGATCATCGCGCCGGCGTCGCCGAGATCCTGCGGGAGGGCCTCGAGCACGGCCTGGAGCTCGTCCATGCCATCCCAGGTGACGGAGGCCACTAGGTGAGCACCTCGACGGCGAGCAGTTGCGTCTCGATCCCGCGCTCCTCGACGTTGGCGACGTTGATCACATTGAACCGGCGGCCATTGAACGTGAGGCGCGTCTCGATCGTGATCCCGGGGTGATAGCGGCCTGTCAGGACGTGCGTCGCCTGCGCCAGCACGGTCGCCGAGGCGAGCGTCTCGAGCGTCCGCAGACGTTGCGAGGCCGGCGTGATCGCGCAATCCCAGGACGCCGGATCGAGCGGCGCGAAGGTTTCCGTATACCCGCCGTCGCCGTCGGGCGCGGGATCGCCCGGGTTCTCGAGGGTGACGACGTGCCGGGCCTGGCCGATCGCGCTCATGCCAGTGTCGGATCCCGATACATCGCGAGCAGGCGCCCGATCGCGGCCCAGACGTCGGCGTCGGGCGTCGAGCCGGACGCGCTCGGGTTCATATCGTCGCCGCGGTGTTCGTACAGGTGCGTCGTCAGGAGGAGGACCGCATGTTTGACGGCGAGCGGCGCCGTGTCCGCATCCCACGTCGGATCGGCCGCGGTTTTGAGATACGCGACGATCGCCTCCTCGGCGGCGTCGAGTTTTTGCCCGATATCGGCATCGTGATCGGCATCGCGGATCCGTAAATGCGGTTTGACCTCGTCGACCGTCCAGAGCGGGCCGGCGAGGGTGACGCGGGAGAAATCCAGTGGCGTCATGCTCAGGCCTTCGCGAGCTCGCCGATCGCGGCGGCGACTTGTTGCTCGGTGGGATCTGGCGACGCCGCGGGCTCGGGCGACGGCGCAGGGGCCGCAGGCGCCGACATGGCGTTCGGTGCCGCGGGATCCCGGCCCGCGAGCGCCGCCAGGCTGTACATTTGCTGTTGGAGGTACGGCGTCTCGCCGCCGTCGACGGGCCCGAGGCCGAAGTACTTGAGGCGCGCCTCGTTCGGCGACAGGACGCCGGCCATGATCGTATCGTGCGCGGCCTTGGTGCGCGTCGCCGTATCCATCCAGATCAAGGCGTCGATATCAAATTCGGTCCCGTACGGCGCCGGGAGCTCGAGCCCCTCGTCGAGGGCGCACTCGAGCGCCGTCATATGCACCTGCAAGCATTGACTCTGATACTGCAACTGCGTCGCTTCGCTGTTCGCGTAGGGCGGTTGCTTGCTCGAGTCGACGTAGGAGATCGGGACGCCGAAACAGCCGGCGATCATCGCGGTCGCCTGATCGGATTGCGTCGTCAGTTGCGAGTCGACGGCGCTCGTCCCGATATCCTGGTACTTCATGCCGTAGCCGACGACGGCGGTCTTCCCGGGCCCGAGGCCGTGCCAGGTCGCCGAGAGGCGCGCGGCGGTTTTCTCGTCGATCTCGGTGGGCGCGACGAGGAGGCCCGAGGGCCGGCCGCCGGCGGTGAAAAAATTAATCTGTGAGTTGCCGATCAGGTTCGCGAGGTTCGCCTGCGCGCCGCAGGCATAGAGCGGCGAGATCCCGACCAGCGGGTGATAGGCGCAATTCCAGCGATCGTGGATCATCTCCCGCGCCGGGACGCCGAGCTCGCCGTTCGGCAGGCCGGCCAGGAGGTTCGGCGAGAGTTGATAGAACACGGCGCCATCGGGCGCGACGAGCGGCTTGACCATGCGCGGATCGAGCACATAGAGCGCGACGACGACGCCGCGCAGATCGCGATCCTTCAGGACGTACGTGTTCCCATAGAGCAATTTCGAGATCGTCCACTGCTCGAGAAACTGCCCGATCGTCTGGTAGCGGTTCGGTTTGGTGAGGACGGGCGAAAAGGCCGGCGACGTCGTCTCGGTCCAGATCCCGTCGTCGTCGAGCGCGACGAGGTTGAGCGGCGTTTTCGCGATATCGCCACTGATCAGCGAGATACACCGAAACACCGTTGGATTGCTGAGCGGCGTGTCGAGGACGAGCGCGTCGTTGTTCTGCCAGGCGCCCGGATACGGCTCGTGCACGATCGGGTACCAGGCGCCCGACCCGGCGCTCGCCGCCGGCGTCGCGGCCGCACTCGACCGCGAGAGGCGCGCGCGCATCGCGTCGAGGATCCCCATAGCCTAGGCGGCCGGCCCCGCGATCCAGGCGGTCCCGTCCCAGGAGGCCTCGCTCGCGTCGCCGAGGACGACGGATTCGCCGGTCGTCCAGGCCGTCGCGGGCGTCGCCGCCAGGCCCGTCATGGCGGCGAGCGTCGCCGGGATCACGCACCCCGCCGGCGTAAACGTGCCGGGTGTGCCCGCCGTCGCGCCGGTCGCCGGTAGCGACTCAGGCGGCGGCGCGTCCGTCCAGCCCTCGATCGAGACGAACCCGATCCCGCGCAGCGTTTCGGCGAGGACGCGATCGGTTACGGCGTAGGTTTCTCCCTCGGCATGGGCGACGCCGTTTTCGGTGTGATAGGTGCGCGCGGTGACGTTGATCGATTCGCCGGCCATGACTCCCCCTCTGCAAACCGCGCCTGCTCGAGCGACTCGACCCAGGCCTCCTCGACCTCGATCACGTCGCCCGGCCGCCGGTACGCGCCGTCGAAATACCCGTCCCGCAGGACGGTCATACGTTTAGGCGGCATACGTCGCCACGGTGTACTGCACGACGCCCGTCCGCGCTTTCTTCCAGTTGATAAACCGCTCGGCGCGCAGGCCGACGTAGTTCATCTGCCAGAGGCTTGTCAGCACGACGGTCGCATCGGGTACCGCCATGGGCGCCGAATCCATTTGCAGCGAGGCCTCGCGCGAGACGTCGATCGTGACGCCGCCGTCGTCGGCGTAGAGGATTTGATCGGGCTTGATCAGGGCGACGGTTGTGCCGGCGGCCTGCGAGGCGACGGCCTGGTAGCCCATGATCGTCCCGCCCTGTTGCGCCATGCCAGGGAACAACTGTTGTCCGAGCGGGTTGAGCGCGTTCGTCAGGGCGAGCGCGTTACTCTCCGACAGAATCAAATAGGCGCCGGCCGTCGAGATGTTGAGCGCCGTCATGGCGTTCGCCATGGCCTGAATGTCGGTGCGCGCGTTCGCGGGCGTCGAGCCGGCGGTCGTGATCGGCGTGACGCCGTTGGTCACCGAGCCCGGCGAGACGCCGGCGACGGCGGCGGCGGCCGGGTCAATGAATTGCTGATCCAGGAATTGCGCGATCCCTGCGACCATATCGCGCCGGATCACCGATTCCGCGTCCGGTGACGAATTGCGCGCGAGCTCCTCGGTGATCACGATGATCCCGGCGCACTTGGTGATCCCGAGGGTGACGGTCGCAAACGCGAGTTTGCCGACGGGTTTCGGCGCGCCCTGGCCCACCCACCCATACGTCCCGCCGCCAGTCTGCGCCGCGATCGAGACGTTGAACGGTACCTTCAGAAACGTCGGGATCCGGCCGAGGATCGTCGCCGGCCTGAGGTAGGCGATAAATTCATCGGTGAGCGGCTTGATCGGCGCGAGCGGCCCGGCCCAGGTCGCGTCCGTCGTCGTGCCGGCGGCGACGGCCGCCTTGAGCACGAGCTCGACCTCGGGCGTCGAATCGTGCCAGCGTTTGGCATACTCGACGGCCTGCATCGCGTTGCCCCTCGAGGCCGCGAGCGCCTGGCAGTACCGAATGAACCCGGTCCCGGGCTCGACGTTCGCCTTGACCGAAATCACCGGGCGCGGGTTGGCGATAAACAGGCCGCCGCCCTTCGGCGTCTCGGGCACGGGCACGGCCGCGGCGACTTGCATCCGGTCGAGCTCCCGCCAGCGCACGAGATCCGCGTCGATCTGTTTCACCTGGAGGCCGAGCTCGTCGTGTTCGGTCGCGGCCTCGTCGGTGAGCGTCGCGGCGTCGGCCGCGGCGGTTTCCATGATCTCGGTCATGCGTCCGACGTGCGCGGCGCGCTTGTGCTCGAGGTTCGTGACGTGTTCGCCGGTTGTCGTTTTCGCCATAGCGGATCTCGCTTTCGGTGCCGGCGTCGCCGCCAGCGATTTAACGGTAAGGATCGTGGCGTTCCGGTTCGCCGGGATCGTGACGAGGGACAACTCGAAAATTTCAGTATTCGTGAGGCGCCGGACGCCGCCGGCGAGGTGCTTGACGCCGTCGCCGACGACGCGGTACCCGATCGAGACGCCGGAGAGGATCCCGGCCTTGATCGAATGCCAGGCCTCATCGGTGCGCGTTTTCAGCGCGCCCGGCTCGTCGATCGACGGGATCAGGGCCTCGAAGGTGATCCCGTCCGCGGTTTTCGCGAGGGTGACGGTCCCGACGGGTTGTTTCTGATCGTGGTGAAAGAGGAGCGGGATCGGGTTGCTGAAGGTGACGCCGGCCGGGTCGATGCTATCGCCCTGGCGATCGAGCTCGGGCGTCGAGGCGATCCCGGTGAAATGCCGGCGCGCCGGGTCGACGGCCTTGATCTCGAGCAGCGCGTACGCCCGATCCATTGTTGGCCGTCGAGCTTGCGCGAGGCGCGGCGCCGTGTCGATTTTTAAGTACTTTAATCGCGCCGTCGGCGATCGAGGTCGCGCTCGAGAGCCCGGCGGATCACCGTCGGGACGCTGAGATCGCCGCGGCGGGCCTCGCGACACAAGCGATCGTATTGTTTCGTCGTGAGGCGTACCGAGATCACTTGGGACGAGTCGCCGGCGTCGAGGCGCGGGCGTCCTCGCGGTTTCATCCCATGACCAGCATGTTATACGCCGGTGTCGCCTCTTGCGCGCGCAGGTAGCCGCCGATCGCGAGGAGCAGCGCGTCGATCGCGTCGATCTTGTTCGGCGAGTCGACGCGCTCCTTTTGCGGCAGGATCGTATCGTCGGTGCCCCGCCGCACGACGGCGTTCGAGGCTTGCCACTTCAGGCAGGTGTTCCCGTCGTGCCGAAAGCGGCCATGCTTCACGCGGGCCTCGAGCTCGCGCGCCGGCGGCGTCGTCGACTTCGGGTTCTTTTGCTCCGAGCGCGCCGGATAGCCCGAGTTAAACAACGATCCCATCATCTGCACCGATCCGAATTGGTCGAAGCAAATATCCTTCACGGCGAACCGCGTACAGGCGAGGCGAATGTCGGCCTCGATCCGCGCAAAATCGATCATCGTGCCCGACGTGAGGACGAGCTCGCCGCGCTCGTTCCAGAGGCGATACTCGGGCACGGCCCGCGCCCGCTCGAGCACGACGTCGGCCGGGAGGTAACAGGTGACGAAGGCGACGAGCCGATCCTCGTCCTCGAACACGTACGCGACGGCCGCGAGGTCGTCGAGTTGCGCCAGGTCGGCCCCGATCCAGCACGGGCGCCCGACAAACTGCTCGAGGCGCAGCGCGCGATCCGTGCAGGCCTCCCAATGCGACATACTCAGCCAGGCCGCGCCCGCCGTCGCCCACATCGAGCAGCATTTCACTTTGAATTCGCCCTCGAGGCCGGGCGTCTGTTGCGCGTCGAGACAATACCGCCGCATATAGTCGAGCGTCGGCGTCACGCCGATCAGCGGGTTCGCCTTGATCCAGAGGCGCTCGTCGCGCCAGTCGTCGCCCTCGTCGAGCGTGTAGATCATACCGAGGAGGTGCTCGGCGTCGACGACGCGCTCGAGGATCTTGGTGACGGTCGTCCGCAGGGCGAACCCGATCGAGAGTTGGTTGTACCCCGCCGTCGTCGGGCACAGGAGGAGCGGGTTCGCGCGCGCGCCCTGGGCGCTTTTCAGCACGTCATGGAGCTCGAACGTCTGGGCGTGACTCTCGTCGAGCACGATCAGCGACGGGTTCAGCCCGTCCTGCGTCGAGGCCTTCGCGTTGATCGGGCGCATCCCGCCGATCGTCTGGTGCCCGTCGGGCATCAGGCAGATCGCGTTCACAAACGACCGCAGGCCCTTGCCCCGCAGAAAGGCCGAGCGCGTGATCATCTGTTGCGCGATCCCAAACACGATCCGCGCCTGCGATCCCGTCGTCGCCCCGCAGATCACCGTCGGCCCGGGCTCGTCCTCGGCCAGGAGGTGATACAGCGCGATCCCGGCCATCAGCGTACTTTTCGCGCCCTTGCGCCCGAGCTCCCAATAGAGCGCGGTAAACCGCCGGCGCCGCGGATCCGCCTTCAGGCGCCAGCCAAACAACGTCGACAGCAAAAACACCTGGGCCGGCTCGAGCCGGATCAGCGGCGACGTCCAACGGCCCTCGACGTGCGGGAGGCGCTCGACAAACGCGCAGACGGCCGCCGCCTCGGCCTCGCTCCAGGCATACGGCCAGGCCGGATCGCTCGCCCGCTCGAGGTCGGCCCGTTGCCGTTCGACCGCCAATTTGACCCACTTACACGCCGGAACCGTCCCGGCCGCGATATCGGCCATATAGGCGCGCGCGATCGTGGTGAAGGCCCGAGGTGCGGGCGCCTTCGGTACGCGGTTCCTACGGCGTCCTGGTGCCTTCTCGCCCGGTTCTCGGCCCGGTGCCTGCGTATACCCGCGGGCGTCCTTTTCGGCCTTCGGCACACGCGGGCGTCCCGTTTTGCGTGTCGGGACGGGCTCTAACGCCTCAGCCATTGAATAAACCCTTTAGCGCGTGTACTTTAGCGTGATTGTTAACTCTCG